CATAAGATGGGTAGATTTGCTGTACGGTTTGTGTTTTAAACGGAGTCCAATGTGGACTTCCTTGACGACTTTCCCCATATTGGGGTTTTTCTTCTTGGTAGTTTTCATTTAGTACTATTACTAGCTGTTAGCTCTTTTGAGCTGTTGTTCATATGTATCCACCCTCGATTCAGCCTAAGACGTCGAGAGACGTCTCTGGATGGAATCGAACTGCGACCTGTTCTCTCAAGAGAGAGAACTGATTCGAGAACATGGTTCCAACCATGGTCCTTGAGCTTACGCTCTAAGGTCTCGACTCGGTACACGGGGGATACAAACTGTTGCGTGGCTTGGTGCCAATAGGCATCGTACCACGCATAGCTTGATCTTGCATACTCTGCGATACCACCATGGTTAGGGTTATCTACAAATGACAACCTGACACCGTGGTAATACCACATATTATGCCGCAATATCCGATACGCAGTCGAAGCAGCGCCCTCGTAACCGGCGATACGTAAACGCATCGCCATGTTACTTAGGGCCTGCGAGCCAACCAGTTGTTCGGCATTAACCGTAGTCTTCCAGCGAACAGGAGTGACATTGACGCCTTTGAAAGCGTCAGTGCCGCACGATTCGCGGAAGTTACCAGTCATAAAGGATTTCTCCTTATTGACGACTAGCCCAAAGCTCTCCAGATCTTCGCAGACCTGAGGAGCAACGGAACTAGGTACGATTATGTCATCTCCGAACACAAACGCAGCACCGGGTTGATGAAACCCATGATACTGCATTGAAGCACAGCAGATCGACCAGAAGACTAAGCTTTGCACAGGAAACGTAGTTGCGTTCCCCATTGGAGCGTAGCTGTGGATATCGTGCACGGTGTCGAACTTATTATGTCCGGCAACGCGAACTTTAACCTTCTGGGCGCGACAACATCCGAATGCCTTGTAGTGGTCCCCAAAAAGGACTTGTACAAGACTTTCAGATATCCGGTCGGACGCTTCCTTCATATCTAGCGTGGCATACCGCCCGCTCAGACTTGATTTAAGCGCTATCCTTCCATTGACTGACTGATCATCAAACTGGATCCGGCCTCGCGGCCAGGTACCAGAATGACGCCTATGGCGTCCGATAGCGGACTCCAGCTCTAGCCTTAACCCCTGTTGAATCCAAATGGACTCAGCGGGGTGAACGCATATTAACCTAGGCCCACGGCTGTCTTTAGGGACAGCAATAAGCTTGGCTTCGATATGGTTTGGGCGGGTACAGTCGTCCAATTCAGCACAATGATCTCTATTAAAATAGAGAGCAAAGTAGTCTGACATCGGATACTGTGACTCTATCGTTTCGTACCAGTTGCGCCATCTCTCTTTTGAGGAGAGGTAGACTGCTCCTGGTCCGTGACTCGGCCTGATTTTGGCCTTGTCAAAGCGGTAGAGAACACTCTGACTATACTTCCGAGCAAGATCGAGTAGATAGGGGGAACTCCCGGCAAGGGAATTCGAGAACCTACCAACTTGATCGTTAGTTTCGAGGAACTGATTAACAGCTCCTTCAGTCTTGTCTTTGTCATGTTGTACTTCGGCTTTGTAGCAGAACAGGAGAAGCTGCCGAAGATATCGCATTAACATTGGGTCGTGTGACCCAAGTGCGAGTCTCCTCAGCCACACTGGCATCCTGCTGGGATCAGGGCTTTCGCCCCGGGTCCAACAGCCGACAATGTACTTCTCTAGCTTCGGTGCCTCTTGTAGGCACCATTGCAGTCCCTCATAAGACCCCCGTATTTCACGGAAGCCAGTATGAGAGGCTACGTCTGCTAGCAGGCTAACATATGTGTGCTCTATAGCATTCATATTTATATGTAACATCCACACGCCTACCTGTTAGAATTACGATGGTAATCGGTAAATACCGGCTACTTCTCGTTGTTCAGCACGTTCGCTACGAAGTTCGCGTCTGCCACAACCGCCTTAAAGGTGGCTACGACAGCATCAACTGCAGCTTGCGCTGCGGTCGAAGGAACAGCGATGACGAAATACATCGAAGTAGTAATACTTTGAAGATTCGCATCAATGTCCACTCGATCAACGCGTCCAGTATAACGCTTCCCAGCCACTTTCGTGGCTGAGTCGACATAATCCTGGGATTTAATAATCAAGAGATCGGGCGTATTAATAGCCCGAGCAATTGAACGGCGTTCAGAACCGTCCTTCTCATCGAAGGACTTCTTGAACACGATGCTGTTGAACGTCAGATCGGCATTCATGGATGTAGTTATGTTCTAACTCTGATTCACAGATCGCCTTTTTAGGGGTACCTGTGCTCTTCAGTAGAGCGGAACAAGATTCGCTCCCATTGTTGATAACTTCTGGGAGATCAGAGCGGCAGAGATGCCGGCCTGACTCTTTCCGAACCTCGGTCTCAAAACTGGGCCAATTGGCGCAGATGAGACAACTGACCTCTCGTAGTGTCTGTACTCAACATTGCCCATAGACATATGTAAGAGTTGTGTACCATCGCAAGGACTGCGATGGATACGCTCAACATATGTCTTTAAGGCATACGAGTAGGACCTCGTGAATGATATAATTTCATAGGGAGAATATCCCACTGATTTATCTATCGCTCTAAGGGTCCCTCGCAGGTCTACGAACCAGTCTACAATGAAAGAAAAAGGAATCTTCTCCCATATAAGACTAGCCGGCGACGTAGCGTACTTCGCAAGGAAATAATCCAGCGTTTGGAAAAACGCTGTTTCATACCTTACGACAGGCCTGACAACTAACACATATCTAACAGAAGGTGGTATTAATACCTCCCCATGATTCGGATGCGAGACTTTTTCATACCCATTCTGGGTCTGAACGTCAGCATACGGCACATAGTTGACCAAATAGGGCACCACTTTGGATGCCCTAAACGGTTTCTGCTCTATATGTTTGCTAAACTGTTGCCGCAGTTGCGGTAGCGATTTCTGAACACGTGTCATGTCACTGATAATCGGCGCAATGCCGAATTTCCAGGCAAGATACGTACCAGACGAACGCCTAACTAGCTGTCTTATCGCTTTCCACTTCCTCTTGGTAGTAATATCAAGAAGAGAGGTCATTGATTTGATAGCTGGCCAGGCCTGATTCGCTTCGATGAGGTTGAGCAGAATGTCAGCCTTTAGCTGATCGGCCTTCTCAATCACGTCATTAATGACGCTTGTCTCATCGCTTACAGTAGCAGTGATCGCCCAATTAGGAGGTACACTAGTTAATGAACCGCTTAAAACGGTCCAATTTGCTAATGTTTCAACCTTCCCTTTATAGTAGTGAGGCAAAATATCGCCATAACTACCGGGATAGCTGAATGTTCCTGTTGGGTTATTCGCGAAGCATGGTGTTGGAGTCTCACAGTCATGAATGACTGTCTTTCTCCTATGCCACACTTCGTGCGGACGACCTTTACCCAGGTTATCGTTGATGCGTTCTTCAATGTATTCACTGTCGAACGCTGTCTCCGGACCTGAGCTATGGTTACCCGTACCCGCAATACTTCCGTCGCAATTAAATGCGGTAAACGGAATACTATACGCTGGCAAACCGCCAGAGTATATCTTGCGGACGATCCTTCGTTGTCGAGTTCTCATGTTGGTTATTAGACCCTAC